CAAACTAGATTTACTTTATCTAACATCACATCACCATATTTGTATTCAAAATGACCTGATGTTTGGGTGTGTCTATCATCGCCACCGTACTCACTTGTAAACAAATAAACTTCATAAGGTATGTTTATTTTCTGACAAAACCAAACTAAATTCATTAACTGTTCAACTGTTTGTTTTAAGATATTACACATTGAACCTGACCAATCTAACAACATCATCATACCGTGATTTTTAGCGTCAGGTAAAATAGTTAATCTTTTGAATATATCATCTGAATATTTGTAAGATGGTAATTTAAGAGGATCAATAATACCAGTCTTATCTGTAGACGCTCTCTTATAAGCAGTCGCCGCTTTTTTCATTTCAAATTCTTTAACAAGATAATTAACTGTTTTCTTATTATCGTTTTTAAATTGTTTATAATGATTTTTTAACCAATTATAATATGTACCATACATAGAATATTGTTTGATTTCTTTAAACGCATATGATCTCATATCTTTTAAATATTGTTTATTTGAAATAATAACTTTACTTAAATTTGTGTTTGGTAAAGTAAAGTATGAATAACTTTTGTTACCGTCATATAAATTAGATTTTTTATCTTCTAAAGATTCGTTTGTAATAGAAACTAATTTTTGTGGCGCAACACCTTCACCACCACCAACTTGAGCTTCTTCATTAACAGCAGTCTGTTCACCAGACTCTTTTTTATCTTCATTATTGTTTTCTGCTTCTTCACTATCGCCAGAATCTTTATCATCATTCTTGTCAGTTTTTTCATCTGACTTTTTAGATTCAACTTGTTCACCATCTTCATTATCTTCTGATAGATTATAGTTTTCAGCGATAACGTGTGAATCAAAGTCAGGTAATTTTTTCATCTGTTCAACTTGTTTTTTCTGCCACTTCAATAAGTCTTTGGCAAGGTTGACAACATCATCAAAAGTTTTCAACTTGTCAACCTTACCTAACCAACTAACATCTTTAGGAGAAAAAATGAACGGCAATCTTTTTGAAGACTTATAATATAAGTTAATCTTATCAATTAACATATAGTCTTTATTAATATCTTTTCCGTGAGTACCAAAGAAATCTTGTTTTTCTAATAAATCAAAACCATTGATATAGTTTTTAACTACACCTGGATATTGTTTTTGTATCATTCTATCAATTCTACAATCTTCTAATACATTTACATATGATCTTAATTCGTCATCATTCATTATAGATTTCCAACCATCAAAAGGTGTATGTAAAGCGTGAGCACATTCGTGTGCAATTAACATATCATAAACATCACCCTTAGGTTGTTTAAATACTGGTAATGTTAAAACTCTATTCTTTGTATCAAATGAAGCGGTTTTAACTTTATTATGTTGTACTGATATATTCTCTGTAGCGATTAACTTTGCGAGAACTGATTTTGTATCGAAATTAATAGTTTGTGTGTCCATACTAGCTAATCTATCAGGTCGCAATCTAAAAGTCAACCCTATATTTTGCGTTGATTTTACTAGTATTTTTGAGGTATAATGTTCTTACTTTGTTCTTTTTAACACTTTTTCGTATATATTTGACGCCAGATTCTTCATCATTAGTGGCGCTACCATACGACCGATTCGTTCTGCTTGTTTATCAAAATTACCCTCTAGTTTATAATCATCTGGTAATCCCATAATTCTTTTTAATTCTTGTATAGTAAACTTTCTATTCTTATTATAATGAAACACACCAGATACTGATTTTTGTTGTCCTCTTTGTGTAAGTGTTGGACAAGGTAAATTCGCTGCAGGTCGTATCATATTAAACATAGATTTTTTATAGTTAATATCTACATAGTAATATTCTTTATCAGTATCCCACTCATAGTGTTTAACATCTGTATTTAACAATTGTTCTATTGTAGTATTTGAATTTGATACCACTGGTTTCGCATTCTTTTCTTGGAAACCCATTTCTTTATACTTTGGCCATTGATCTTTTGGTATTATTCTTATTTCATTTTCACTTGGTTTAATATGTTTATTAGGATTAAAAGGTAATATCTCTACCCATTTCTTTTGAAAGCCACCTTGTACATAATCGTATAATTCTTTTTCTTCTTCTTCATTGTTTTGTACATCTTCAATCGCTTGTTTTAATGATACTTGTTGTTTATATGGTTCAGGATATACTTCGTTTTCCATAGTCATAAAGTTTAACCCTGCTTTATCCATAATATCATTTCTTACTGCGATAAAAAAACATCTTTGTCTTCCTTGAGGTGTACCATAATCAGCGGCGTTTAATACTTTACCAACTGCCTCATATCCTAGTTTACCAAACTCATTAACTATTCTATTAAAGTATTCTTTCGCTTCACCCATTGTAATACCAGCAACGTTTTCGCCGATCACTACTTTAGGCATTATCTCACCTGTGATTCTTGTAAATTCAAAGAACAAGTCTTCTATGTTTTCTACTTGTTTACCATCTGAATATGTCTTGGTTTGATCCCAACCTTTTTCTCTTTTACCAGCGACACTAAACGCTGAACACGGTGGCGAACCGTCTAATATATCTAATTCACCTTTTTGTATACCAGCGGCTTTTAAAAAGTCTTCGCCTTTCAATTCTTTTATATCTTGTGGTAAAACTGGTGTGTTTGGATAATTTGATTTGTAAGTATCTTGCGCTGATTCGACAAACTCATTTACACACAATATCTTTCCACCCGCTAATCTATAACCTGTAGAAGAACCACCACCACCAGCAAATGTAGATATGACAGTAAATAGTTCTTTATTTGAATTATCAATAACGTCTTTTAGAAAGTATGGTTTGTACATAATGTAATTATATTATCAGGTTTATTTAATAATGTCAACGCTGGCGTCAGTTTCAATTACTACTCTAGCGCCACAATTTAATAGTGGTTTTTCATTACCACCATATATTACTTTACTTGGTCCTTGTATTTCTACTTCGTGGCAGTATGTATTTTTACTACCTTGTTTTACTGTAATAACCGGATCGTCTTTTCCGTGTTTTTTATTACTACGAATCACGTGTTGATTCACGTGTATATATGTTTTTTTATTTTTTTTCATAATTAAAATCAAACACTATTGTATATCTATGATTATGTGGGTGTATCGCTAATTCATATGGTAAATTAGTTATAGAGTGCTGTATTTTTCCATTAAAAAATAATAAAGAATTTTCTACAAATGGTACAATAAATTTATCATCTACATTGGTTCCATATTCAGGATAATTATTTTTTACATAATATATGCAAGTTAAATCAGTACGGTGTGTATGCATTCCATAACGATTATTTTCTTTACTGATATTAATCCAACTTTGTGTTAAATAAAATTTTTTATTAAAAGTAATCTTTAGTTTTTCATTAATATAGTTAAAAAGAAAATCCCAATGCTCTAATCCTTTTGTTTTTTCTTGGTATGTTTTATTTAATGTTTGTACTGGAGGAATGTTATCTGAAGCTTTATAACCCTCGTTGATTAATCTATTTGCATCACTTATAAATTTTTCTTTATATGATAAAGGACATATATCAAAAAACCTATAAAATTTTTCTCCATTTACTTCTAACATATTTTTAAGTATTTAAATCTTTTCCAATAATTTTATCTTTTTGATTTTTCTTCTTTATATCCATAAATTTTTCAGCTTTATCGTATGCTCTTTTTAATTTGAATTTGGACACTTTATCTGTAAAGTTTAATCCCATTATGTGATCATATTCATGTTGAAAGATACGACTAAACATGCCATCTAAATGACCTTCTTGTAAATCACCTTTCTCATCTTCATACTTCACAACTATTTTACGAGGTCTAGTAATTGATAAAAATACAAATGGAAAAGTTAAACAACCCTCTTTCATAACTACAGTTTCTTCACTACTTGATATAATCATAGGATTAAAACACGCCATTTTTAAACCGTTTTCTAATTGTGGGTGATCTCCAAGAACAAACATATTAAAAGGTAAACCAACTTGATTACAAGTCATTCCTATTCCGCCATATTTCTTCATTGTTGTAAACATAGAATCAACTAGTTCTTTTCTATCTTTAAAACCTTCTTCTTTTAACATATCGTCCTGAAATGGTGCGATTGCTGTTTGTACTCTTGGATCTGTTGGTGGTATTAGTTTTAGTTCTTTCATATTAACCTCAAATAGTTATCTCTATATGGTTTGTGTATTGTTAAATCAAATGCAATCGTAATTCTTTCTACATTAGAAGAATGTACATCTGTATAATGTGGTATGTTATTTTGAAATAAAGTTATTTTACCAACTTCATTTTTAATTTTATAAAGTGGAGGATCGTTAATTTGATTTACTGGATTCATATAATGGGTCGATGTATTATCACATTGTACAGATATATGACCTCCTAAATATGTAGTCGGATCCGTAGTGTGTAAATGAGGTTTTATTTGCTCTCCATTTCTCATAATATTTACCCAACATTGTATATATAATTCGTTTGGGATTTGTAGTTTTAGTTTATTTAAAATTTCATTATGAAAATTTAATATAAATTCTTTTAATAGTTTTATATTTTCATTTTCCCAATTTAGAACATTATAATTAGCAAATCTAGCTGTTGTACTATTTTCACCCAACCCTGTATTACCATCAATAATTAGGTTATCTGATGTTCTTGTTAATGGTAATTTTAATATTTCTTCTTCTTTACTTAAAATAAACTTTGATAAATCTATAAAATTAACTTGATCTATATAACTTTCAAAAATATAACAGTCCCATTCCGGTGCAAAAAAAGTTTCTTTTGGTGGATTTTTAAATCTTGTTGTTTTAAAATTAATCATATTGTAACCTAGTAAAGTTGTGTTCTTTTTAAAATTTGTACTCTTGGATCTGTTGGTGGTATTAGTTTTAGTTCTTTCATATTACTCTTATAAATTAAAAAAAATCTGAATTAAATGAGATTACAGTTTTTCTTTTATTTGTATTATTAATTTTTGAAGTGTGACGTATTGATGCTGGAAAAGTAATAATTTGTCCTTCTTTGATGTCATATTCATAATCTTTTTCGCCCACTTTAAGTGTAGTCTTTAAACTTTCATCTGGTAATTCTAAAAAATAAATGTTTGTAAAATTTGTTCCAGGATGGGTGTGCCAAAAATGACTTGATTCATTTTCATATTGTTGAAACCAACATGCTCCTACTTCCCATTTACGAGCATTATAATATTTTAATTGTTCATTCATCATAGTTGAAAGAATATTATCATAAAAATATTTCAAATATTTTCTTTCAAAAACATCTGGTAAATTATAATCTGTGTGAGATATACCTTGAAACGGATTTTTTGGAATTAAATTTATCAGTTTTAATAAATTATTTTTATGTATTTCTGCATCTGGTAAATCATAATAAAAAAACTCTGTATTAATTTTTTCTATTCGCATTATACTTTTTGTAACCTCGTAAAGTTGTGTTCTTTTTCAAACTTGATTATATTTGTAAATTTATCAAAAAGTATATCACCTTTGTGTGATATAATAAAAATATTTTCTTTTTCCATTTTTCTAACTATCTTAAAAAAGTCATCTGTGCCTTGACCATCTAAACTACTATCAAAGATTTCATCAAGGACCATTAGATTTGTATTGGCGCTGTTTTTCATTTTAGCGATAGATCGCCAAGTAAAAACTAAGGCTAAATCTATTCTCATCTTTTCACCTTCACTAAAACTATTATAATCAAATACATCTCTGTGGCGACTTTTAACAGTTTCATTAAACTCCTCGTCTAAATGAAAGTTAACAAAGAAGTCCATAGATTGTAGATATTGATTTATAAGTGTATTCATAATAGGTAGATACTTTTTAATAATCTTTGCCTTAGCGCCTTTGTCAGAAAGTATCTCTCTTATAACATCAATGTATTTCTTTTCTTCTACAATTTTATTTAGTTCTAGTTTTGTTTCTTCTAATTGTTTCTTTAATTCTTCTAACTGATTACCAACATCTTTACTATCTTCTTCTTTGCCTTCTAGTAATAATATTTCATTGTGTAAACTATCACTAAACTTTTTGATTTCATCTATTGAAGTGTTGAGTTTTGACATTTCAATATTAATATCGTACATCTTATTTGATATTTTATTCAAATCAGTAATCTTATTTTCTACCTTTGATAGTTCTTTTACTAAATCTTTCATACCATCATTTAAGGTTACAAGTTTACCTTTTTCATAAGCAATCTTTTTGCCTCTAAAATCAGCTTGTATCTTTTGTGTACAAGTAGGACAATTATCATTTTCTTCAAAAAATTTTAAGTTCTTTTCGTGTGTATGTAAGTTCTGTTCTATCTTTGTTTCTAGTTTTTCTAGTTGTTTTCTTTTACTTTCAAACTTATCCTTTTCTTTTATATCTTCTTCAAGTTGTTTATATTCCCCATCTAGCTTTTGTATCTTTCTTAAATATTGTTCTTTAGCGTCATTATTCTGTTGTAATTTATTTTTCTTAATATCAATATCACCAATACTTCTATTTTTTAGTTCTTCAAAATGTTTTGTTTCTAGTTCATACTTTGATTCAATTAAATCACATTGATGTCTAGCATCAACTATTTTTTTACCTAAATCAGTTTGTTGATTTCTAGTTAATATATCCATATGAGTTAAAACTCTTATGTCTAATATTTCTTCGACTACCTCTCGTCTATGTCTAGGTCGCATTTGCATAAATGGTTGATATGATGATGAACCTAAAACAGCGATCTGTTTGAATGCTCTATAATTTAATCTTAATATTTGATCTTCTAATACATTTTGATAATCAACACTTGAAGCTTCTTGGTTTTGTAAAACACCATCGCAATAAATTTCAAATATAGATGGTTTGATACCTCTTATAATTTTATACATTTTTGTACCAACTTGAAACTCTACCTCAAC